TTTATGCAAGACCCAATGATTGCTCAGACGTTAGGGCAGAACCCACAAGCGCAGCGAATCATGGCGTCTTTACAGGCGCATATCGCAGAGCACACCGGCTTCTTGTACCGCAAGCAGATAGAGGAGAAGTTAGGCGCACCGCTACCCGCACCGAATGCAGAACTGTCAGAAGAGGTAGAGTTGAATCTAGCTCGTTTGGCGGCACAGGCAGGGCAGCAGATCACACAGGCGCGTCAACAGCAAGCCGCACAACAAGCCGCACAAAAGCAGGCTCAAGATCCGCTTATGCAGTTAAAGCAAGCAGAACTACAGGTCAAGCAGCAAGAAGTGCAGCGTAAGATGCAGAAGGATCAGACCGATGCACAGTTGCAAGCTGCTGAATTACAAAGAAAAAGTAAGAAAGACCAAGCGGACGCGATGATCGACGCAGAGCAGTTGAAGATAGAACAACAAGAAATGCAGATCGACGCTAGAAAAGCTGGGGTCAAGATGGCCGCAGAGCGCCGTAGAGATAATGCTAAGGCAGACTTAGACGTTATAAAAGCAATACAAGAAAATAGGGACAAGGAAAGATAGTGGCGAAAACCGTCTTAGACGTGCTTAAAGAAAAAATCGAGGCTGAAAGAGCCTCTGCAATAGAGTTTATTGCTACGGGAGGAGCTAAAGACTTCTCTGCGTACAAAGAAGCGACAGGGTTGGTTCGGGGTCACGACTCCTGTTTGCAGCATATAGAAGACCTCTTGCGAAACTTGGAGTACGAAGATGAGTGATGTTGCACAAGCAACCGTTACCGAAGAAGAGTTTGAAGCACAATTACCTACGCCTGTGGGTTATAGGGTATTGATTGCTATGCCACACGTCGAAGAAACCTTTGATGGCAGTGAACTACTTAAGTCTGTTACCACAAAGAACCACGAACAGGTCATGTCGATTATTGGGCTTGTGTTAGATATGGGCGATCAAGCCTACTCTGATGCAGATCGATTCCCAAATGGCCCGTGGTGTAAGCAAGGGGATTACGTGATGTTCCGTGCTAATACGGGTACTAGGTTTTCAATAGATGGCAATGAGTATCGTCTAATGAATGATGACTCTATTGAAGCTGTTGTACCAGACCCTCGTGGTATTCAAAGAGTATAAGGAGTAGATCATGCCGTTTCAAAAAGTAGAGTACGAGTTCCCTGAAGATGGTAGTGTCGAAACCACTGATATAGAAGTGGAGAGTTCCGATGCAATGGAAATCGACTTGTCAGGAAAAAAGACCGCCGACGACTATGCAGATACTCCTAACGAACCTGAAGTGGAGACTGCAGCGGCGGAAGAAGATATTGAGATCGAAGTTGTCGATGATACCCCGAAAGCTGATAGGAACCGTAAGCCTTCTGAGCCACCAAGTGATGTTACAGATGAAGAGTTGGAGGAGTACTCTAAGAAGGTACAGAACCGGCTCAAACATTTTAGCAAGAGCTACCATGATGAGCGACGGGCGAAAGAGGCAGCAGAACGAGAGCGACAAGAGCTAGAGCGGCTAGCTCAACGTCTTGTTGACGAGAACAAGGAGTTAAAAGGCACTGTAAATAAGAACCAAGAGATCTTATTAGAGCAAGCCAAGAAAAACACAGAGGCTGAGTTAGCCGCTGCTAAGAAGGCGTATGCTGAAGCCTACGAAGCAGGGGACGCAGATCGTGTTGTAGACGCACAAGAAGCGTTAACCACTGCGAAAATACGCTCTGATAAGTTAGATAACTTTGAAGTGGAGCCTTTACAAGAAGAAGAAACTCCGGTACAAGTCACTCCAGAACCCCTTGATGAACGGGCTGCGGAATGGGTAAAAGACAATCCTTGGTTTACACAAGACGTAGGTATGAGGCAAGTTGCCTTAACTGTTCACGACAGGTTAATAAAATCCGGGGTTAGCCCCAAATCGGATGAATACTACGAGACCATTGATGCTCGTATGCGAAAAGTATTTCCCGAGGAGTTTGAAGACTCCGTGGATCTTGAGGAGGAAAAACCGAAACGTCAGTCTAATGTGGTTGCACCCGCTACGCGGAGCACAGGCCCTAAGAAGGTCACACTAAACGCAACCCAAATAGCATTAACTAAACGTCTAGGCATAACTCCCCAAGAATACGCCAAACAAATGGCTGCATTAGAACGAGGAAATTGATAATGGCTGAAAACAGAATCAAGAGAGACAAGGAAACCCGCGATACGACTACTCGTAAGCGTTCGTGGCAACGGCCAGAGGTATTACCTTCGCCAGAGCCGCAGGATGGTTATGAGTTCCGTTGGGTGCGTGTGTCCACTCAAGGTCAAACAGACGCCACTAATGTTTCCTCAAAACTACGTGAAGGTTGGGAGCCAGTTAAGGCTGAAGACCACCCAGAATTTGCACTAACCGACAAAGACGAAAGATTTGAAGGTAATATATTGCAGGGTGGACTACTTCTTTGTAAGGCTCCAACAGAGTTAGTTAAGGAGCGTAATGACTATTACGAAAACCAAACTAGATCGCAGATGCATTCTGTAGACAACAACCTCATGCGCGAAAACGACCCTCGTATGCCTTTATTCAACGAGCGCACCACAAAAGTTACCAACTTTGGTAAAGGTAATTAAATTTTTTGTTAAGAGGTTAACATCATGGCTTATCCAACAGTCGATGCCCCTTATGGGCTAAAGCCGGTAAAGCTGCTTAGTGGTGTTCCATACGTAGGTACTACTCGTCAATATAGTATAGCTAGCGGCTATGCTACGAGTATCTTCTACGGGGATGCTGTAAAGCTCGTTACCGGAGGCACCGTTGAACGTGATACGTTCGATGCTGCTATGACTCCAATTGGAGTCTTCATGGGTGTAACTTACACCGATCCTAGTACGGAACAGTTGACTTTTAAGCAATACTATCCGGCTAGCACCGTTGCTTCAGATATTAAAGCATACGTGTGTGACGCTACGGATGTGTTGTTCAAGGTTGCTGTTGTGTCGTCTGGCACCACCATTGGTGATTTAGCTATCACTGATATTGGCGCAAATGCTACTGCAGTAGATAACACTGGAAGTACCGTAACAGGTAATTCTGCGGGTGCTATCTCACATACGTCTGCTACCACTAACTCACTTCCTCTCCGCATTGTTGCCTTGGTTGAAGAAACCAAGAACTCTTCTGGCGGATTTACTGAAGCGTATGTTAAGTGGAACGCAGGTCACCAATTTGACAATACCACTGGCGTATAAAGGAGTAAGGTAAAATGGCTATTTCAAGAGCGCAATTACTTAAAGAACTCCTACCCGGACTGAACGCTTTGTTCGGAATGGAGTACGCTAAGTATGGTGAAGAGCACTCGGAGATTTTTGAATCAGAAACCTCTGACCGTTCTTTTGAAGAAGAAACTAAGTTGTCCGGTTTCTCCGCTGCCCCCGTCAAAGACGAAGGTGCTGCGATTGAATACGACAACGCACAAGAAGCATTCACTGCTCGTTATACGCACGAGACCGTGGCTATGGGATTTTCGATCACTGAGGAAGCAATCGAAGATAATCTTTACGATTCGCTCTCTGCACGTTATACGAAGGCTCTGGCACGCGCTATGGCGTACACCAAGCAAGTGAAGGCGGCGACTATCCTTAACAATGCGTTTGCATCAGGCACTACTTATGGTGATGGCAAAGTATTGTGTGCAACGGATCACCCGCTTGTTTCTGGTGGCACCAACTCAAACCGTCCCGCTGTTGCGGCTGACCTTAACGAAACTTCTTTAGAAGCGGCTGTTATTCAGATTGCAGGTTGGACTGATGAGCGTGGTTTGCTGATTGCAGCACGTCCCACCAAGCTGATTATCCCACCGAATCTGCAGTTTGTAGCAACTCGTTTGCTTGAGACTGAAGGTCGTGTAGGAACGGCTGACAACGATTTGAACGCATTGCGCAACAACGGGTCTATCCCCGGTGGTTACGCAATCAATCATTATCTGACTGATACTGATGCGTTCTTCTTGATGACTGACGTGCCAAATGGCTTGAAGCATTTTGTTCGTGCTCCGATGGCTACATCTATGGATGCAGACTTCGACACTGGCAACTCGCGTTATAAAGCCAGAGAGCGATACAGCTTCGGCGTAAGTGATCCGTTAGGAATTTTCGGTTCACCCGGAGCGTAATACGCTACACAAAGAAGGGGGCACATGTTGCCCCTTTTCTTTTTCTGCTGTATAAAACAACTATCCCTGACAGGCGCATCCCGTGCCTGACACTAGCCAAGACAGGAGATCCATATGGCTAATACGACGTTTAACGGCCCCGTCCGTTCGGAAAACGGCTTTACTGTAGTCTCAAAAAACGCCACGACGGGCGCTATTACAGACGTTGCAAGTATTGCCTCTACAGGAATTGTTACTGACAAGTACATCAAGCACGTAGGTTTTGCTACGGGTGTAACGGTCAACACCACTGCCGGTGACAGCCCCTCTATCGGTGAGTTCACTCAGCCTGCGAACACAATTATCACAGATATTAAGATCTTCTGTGATACCTCTCCTGTTATTGGAACAGGCGACATTGGTTATGAGGTTGGTACGTCTAGCTCTGGTGCAGAGATCGTTGCAGCAGTAACTGATGAGATTCTTGATGGCGGTACAACGGTTGTTGAACACAATGTAACTTTGACTACTTTGGTTGTTCAAACGCAAAGCGGCACCACCGCTCCTGCTTCTGTTCAATACACAGACACTGC